TATTTTTCTCCCTATACTAAAGTTAATATTCCAACGTTACTTAATACACTCCATTCAGTGTTAGCGGTTACACAGACTAACAAGATTGTATCTCGTGCATGTGTTGATGTTAATGTACCACCTGCTCCAGCTGTCGTGCTTACGTTTCCAAAGTGTATCTGTTGTCCTGCGCCTTGTTGTACTTGAAATAGCCCAGTACCTTTTCCAACAACTGTAACAACATCGCCTATTGCGGCTACTGCTGGCAATGTAAATAAACATAGATTTGGATTTACTGTATTTGCAATATATCCAGTAGAAACCTGCATCGCTGTAGGTCCCACTCCAACTATCTCAAACCAGTTCAACCCTCCGCCAGCTGAGTCTATTGTTAAGGTATTTGTTCCTGGATTTCCTGTTACAGTAACCCCAACTCCACCAACAATATCTATATTATTTACTCCATCTGGTCCTACTGCAGCTCCAATGTCACCTGTTAAAGTGTCTATTGCTCCGCCTGCTCCTGTTGTACTTAATGATCCTGCTTGGCTCATACTTTCACCTTACCCTGCAAAAATTGTTTCAAAATATAAACTTCCTGTTGATGGTGCACCGGCAGTTCTTTTCTGATAAAACTGAGTTCCTTGTCTAAAATAAAAACCATCTTGAACAGATTTGTTGGTAGCTATATCCAATAACTTGAAGCTTTGTTTTAAAATAATAAAATGATCGTCTACACCATCTAAACTTACTGTTACATCAGCATCTGTGTCATTTGTAAAAATAATAAGACGCGATGGGTTTGCTAACGGAGCTCCTAATACAGCATACGCGGCTCCAATTCCACCAAATGCAACTGTTCTTAACGGCTCTGCCTGAGCGCTAATTAAATATTGTCTTCCCATGATTATTCCTCTTTAATTTTCCATGTTCTATTTTTTAACACATGATTTATCGCGCTTTTGCTCAATTTGAATATTTCTGAAAAACGCCTACGTGTATATTCTTTTGATGCACTTCTTATTTCTACTGCATCTTCTTTTCTTATCTTTGACCTTTTATTTTCCTTTTGCAAACACCCACAAGACTTTGTATTTCCTCTTAACAAATTATCTTCTCTTACTACCTTTTCTCCACCACATTCACATCTGCATAACCAATAGTTTCTATACTTATTCCTGCTTTCTAACCCCGTTACAGTTAACCTAGAAAAAACCCTTTCTTTCATGTATCGCCTTTTAAGTCATAATATATACTTAATTTTTTTTTATACTAAAACAAATTTTTTAATATTGAATATATTTTTACTTACTTTTAGCATAAAGCTATACACAGTGCTAAAGGAGCAACCATGACAGATAAATGTGAATGTAAAGAAGAACAAAAAAAACCAGCAAAAAGAATTATTTCAGAAGGAAGAGGTAAATATTCTATTCTTGTTGAAGATAGAGTATATAACTTTGAATTTCCTATAGATGCTACTATCTTGAAGAATTACGAGGTGATTTCTTTCTTAAAAGATGAAATTTGGAATGCTATGGAAAAAAAGAAAGAAGAAGATAAAGCTGCTGAAGAGAAAATCGCAAACGCCGAAAAAGTAACTCCAATTTCTGAAGAAAAAAAAGACTAACCTAAAGCCCCTATTTCTAGGGGCTATTTTATATTAAATATTAACTATACTCTTGATAACCACATTCCATAGCTATTAAGTGTATTTCGCCAGGAGCTGTTGTACCTTGTAAGAAATAAATGCATGGCATAACAACATCAGCATTATCGAATGTTAATGCATTTGTAACCGTCGGTGCAACACCATCAATAAGATATGTTACAACACCTGCTGCAGAAACATTTACCCTTAATATATGAGTTTCTCCATCTGCCCAAGCATCAGTAGTATTAGTATAAGTAACACCACCTGTATTTAATTGATCAGCTATAGTTATAAGAGCTGTGTTCTGAGTTTCCTCAACACCTATAAGTGCAAAATCAGTGTAATTTGTAAATGTACCTTGATACGCTTCCTGTTTTCTAAATCCAATATAAACAGGATCTGCACCAGTTACATCAGCTATTCGTACCCTACACTCAAAATAAAATGCAGGACTTGTTCCAATTGTAAAAGCATGCTTATTTGTTCCTAAGATTCCCCATCCATATTCAGCACCTTCATCATCTGTAAGGTCTAGAGATATAAGCAATCCATTAGCATCCATTCTTGGAGCTATAATTGTTTGACCAGCACCTAAAATATGCTGCTCCATTAATTCTCCATCCTGCATGACCATTAGATTCTCATCACCTGTACCTCCGGTTGGAGCACCACCAGTATTAGCTTTTGTGCTCATTACTGGACCTTGAGATAATGTCATTCTTGTATTAGTTGCAACTATAGCTCTAGCATCAATATCACCGCTAAAAGTAACCCCTTCTGTAGCTGCTAAAATTGTACTTCTATTAGAAAATCTCAAATCAGCAGTTGATGGCCCAAGCCCTGCATCAAAAGCATCAAAAATATAATCCCAATCATTTATACCACCACCAGCAATTACTTTATATGCTGAACCAGCAGTACCACCAGCACCACCACCATTACGAGTAGCTACGAATCCATGCGCTACTGTATTTAATGGAGTGTTATATGTTACGAATGATGCTATACCAGCTTGAATGCTAGTTCCTCCAGGAGCAGCCGCAGTATCAGCTGCAGTTAAGATTCCTTGAATACCAAATGTCCATTGAGCTGGAGCATCTGCAGCATCAGTTTCTTCCATATATGCGCCACCAATAGCACCAATTAGATTAGAATCGATATTTGATCCATCATCTTGGTTTGCCCAAAAATAGCCAGCATAACCTTCTTCATGAGAAGAACCAGTTAAATGAGTAATTTGACCTCTTAATGCTTGAGGAGAATCTGTTGCATCTCCAGAAGACACTGTTAAATCAAATCTGCCAGCTTTTCTATAATTTGCTCCTGTTGCTGCTGCATCATTAGCATATACTTGAAAGATATTTCCTTCAGCTGACCAATCAGTTGCAAGGGCACCCTCTCTTACAGTTGCATCACCTATTTCTACAGGAGCATTTAATTCATTTCCTGAAGATTGTTCCCAATTTGAAATACCTGCTGCTACAGAAGTTAGAATATATGTTATATTAGTTGTTTCATTTATCCAAACTTGCCCTTGTGTATAGCCATTATCGCCACCTACAGGGTCTCTTTTTGCTACTATTGGGTTTGGAAATATGTCTGCTATAGGATTACCTATACCATAACCACCAGTTTTTCTTTGTTTGTATTTAGCCATTTTTTTCTCCTTAACTTGGTTCGATTATTAGCCATGCAATACCTGCATCATCAGTAATACTTGAAGATACAATTGTAAAACTTGTTCCGGGAGTCCTTATACTTACTGAAAGAAATCCTACAGTACCGGTTCCTGGATTTTGATGAGTTAAATGAATTCTTGAGTTTGCAGTAACTTTTGTTGTATTAACTGTTACTGTTCCAGCTACAAGATTTGCTAGACCAGAAGTTGCGTTTGCCCCCTCAGCTATCAATATCCCTCCGCCTGCAACATCAATATCTATATTAGAATCTGTAGTTACAGTTCCAGTTGCATCGACTGTAGTACAATTTATTGAATCACAGGTAACATCAGTACATGCAAATCCTGTTGTTTGTGATCCCCCAGTAGTAGATAATGTTAGAGCTCCATTTATAGTATTATCATCTATAAAATCAACAGCTTTTAGTGATATAGCCCCTGCTCCCGCTCCATCTATAGCTGGTGTATTTGAAGAATTTATTGAAACATTGCTTAAAGTTACTGTTCCTGTAGAAGAATGCGTAATAGCAGCACTTGCTCCAGTATTAAAAAATGAATTAGTTATTACGGCAGCTGAGTTGTTAATAAATGTAACCGGCTGTATAACTGTAGTGTTTGTCATTCCAATAACTGAGCCAGTTTGAGCATTTATAGGAGCTGCAATTGTACTACAAGTAATGCTTGTACTTCCTCTAATAATGATATCATTTCCTGTACCTCTTCCAAATTGAGAGTTGTTTATTAAAACTTCTGCTCCACCTGTATTATTTATACCACCGTCATCTGTTGACAATGTTGTTTCTATATCAGTAAAACTAAATAACCCTGTAAAGTTAGGACAGTTAACCATATATCCATTTGTAATGTTAGTACTACAAGAGTTGAAATATATATTTGAAGTCCCAATAGCTGCATCAGAAAGAACATGAGTAGCGCTTGTAAATGTAATATTACTCATTCTTAAAGTTCCAGATCTTGGCGGAATGTGAATACCAACTATTTCTACAAAACTATTTTCTCCACCAGCAGCCGCACCTACTAAATCACATTCTTCAATAAGTAGTAAGTTCTCAGTATATTGACCTGGTTTAATATAAACAGTAGCAGGAACACCAGCAGCTTGTGCCGCATTAATTCCTTCCTGTATAGTTAGATAATCTCCAGTTCCGTCTGCAGCTATCACGTATAAAGTGATCGGAGCCGCACCACCAGCATCGAAAGATAAACTTTCCCAGTTTGCCACTCCAGCTGTTACAGATGTTAACATCCATACATCATTGAAATTTGTAGAATTAGGATTTGTGTTTATCCACACTTGTCCCTTTTCATATCCATTGTCTGTTGATGCTGGACTCCTCATTCCCTTTATTGGATTTGGAAATAAATCCGGTATAGGATTCCCTATTCCATATCCACTTACTTTCCTTTGTTTGTATTTAGCCATTTTTTTCCTCGTAATTTTAGAAAACTTTAAAATATTATTTTAAACAGTATGTAAATTTTTTTATTTATTCAAACTTTTATTAAAAAAGGTAACTCCAATGAGTTACTTTATGGTATAGTTTCTATATGCGAAAAAAAGTATCTATTTATTTAAATGAAAAGGAACGTAAAGAACTTAAAGTTTTAAGTGCAAGCTTGGGTTATAGCATGTCAAATTTCATAAACATTGCCATTAAAGAAAAGATAAAAAAAATACTTAACAATAAAGAATCTATCACCTAAATTATCTTAAAAGGCTAATTTATGAGTGAAAGAATTACATCTTTTTCTAAAGATTTCGTTAATCTTTTGAAGCAATATGGGTACCAGACTTGTGCTGCGCTTTATGAAAATGAGGATAGATTTTTCTGGATAGAGTCTGTTTCAGAAATGAAGGATGAGGATATAGCAATATTTATAATTAAAGATGAGGTAAAAGATGAAAATATATGATAACAATTGGTATTTACCAATTACAAAAGAAAATGTAGATAGGTTCTTTGATTTTAAAGACTCTGATTCAAATCCAATAAAATGTGTAGAAATGACTGAGGATGATTTTGATTCTGTAAAATGCCGCATGTTTGGAACTCATTTACAACACATGCAAGTTTGCACTCATACTGATAATAACTTATTAACTATTACTGATTGGCTAGCTGTATTATCTTTTATTTTAGTTTTGATAATTATATTTTTAGTAAGTTGTACTTTTTCTTTTACATTTTAAAAAAGGGATCATTCTGTTATGTTAAGTGGATTAAATTTACCAATAAGGTACCTACCAGATATGAATTATTATGTAGTATTTGATCCAATTTCTAGAAATTCTGAATATCATATTTTTGATGTAGAAAGAAATGAAGAGATTTCGCTTGAAGATGTTGCTGACGCTAAGTCTTACAATTATATTTGTCTTAAAGTGTCTGAATATGTAGAGAAAGTAAAAAACTACAATCTAAAATATGATAAAACTATGTATTTAAACTCTCCTACTGGAACCATTGATTCTTTGCAGTATTCGCCTAAATCTAAAACAACCCCAATATCTCAAGACTCCGTCATTAAGATATGCGGAATTACAGAGCATGAGGCTGTAGAAATAGTTGAAAAAACTAAGGCTTTTATTGATTATCGTGATGAAGAGATTGAGCCCAAGGAAAAAAAAAAGAGTGTTGCATCAAATGTTAATATAGAATCGAGAACTACAAACAACTCTTTTCGTATAACCTTGAAAGAAAACAACGAAGCTGAAACGGATCTAAAATTCTGGTTAACCATAACCTTATTTATAGCATCCGTTCTTTTATCCTTTATTATCTATTACGCCTTTCTAGTGTGTTAGCCATAACACCTACCCTATTCTGAAACAAACAAAATTATTTAACCAAAAAGGAAAAACCAATGGGAATAAATATAAATCCAAGTAATAAAAGAATGATAGACGATCTTCTATCTCCAGCACTTTTTAAATTAAATATCGCTGACGATAAAAAGAAAAGCGCTTTAATTCTATTGCAGGAAAACGTAGTAACAACTCAAGATAGTGCAATTGAAAAAGTTTATTATGAATGCTTCCATGTTGTCTCAAATACATTTCTTCGCAGACCTTATGAGGAATTTGAATTCGCAATTTCTGATTCTAATTATGATCCTATTACTGGTATTTTTACTCGAGCTTTGAATAGTTTCTCAGATTCAGATTTTTGTGATAATGATTCTATTGCGCCTGAATTTACTCAAAAGAAGCCAAAATTTATTCTTACTGAAGATATAAGTGAAGAACATTTCACTAAAACTATTGATGCATTAGAAGCAAGAATAAAAAAACTAAAAAACTATGTGCTTATAATTGCCCATCGAATTAAATATAACGCTCACCGTAAAGAAAAACAACCACATGAACTTCTCAAACAATTGAAACAAGAAATAATATTCTCGAAACAAAAGATAAAAAATTTAAATATTAGAAAACCTTCGCGTCCGGTAACTCCTGACATCGAAAAGCCTAAACTAAAAGAAAAGTTTTCATGAAAATAAAGGATAAATAAAATGTCACTTATACACCAAACATGACCTCTACCGTAGATGTTATATACTACTTCTTTTTACGACGAAACTTCTGATGAGACTGTTCATATTCACATTTCATCATTTAACCATGTTTATGTAATTGATGAGAAAGAAGAGTCTGAAGATGACTCCTGCTCAGTTGATACAAACGCAGCGGATTGTTCCTCTGACGGTTATATGAGTTCTTCAGACGAATTTAATATGTTCTTTCTAAAGGTGTAATTTTTCTTTTAGATTTGTAAAAAGGTATCATTCTGTTATCTTTATAGGAAAGAAAAGGAGTTTTTATGGAATGGTATCAAGTGCTAATTATTATGTTTTCTACTTTTGCGATAGGTTTACTTGTTTATATTAGCCTTTCAAATAAATTAGATTCTATTCAGGAAGATCTAGAGAATCAAAGAACTTACTTTCATGGTCGATTATTCGCACTATCTGAAAAATATATGCAAACTAAACCTAAAAGTACAATATTAAAGAAAGAACCAGTAAAAGAAGTTAAAAGAAAGGTCGGAAGACCTAGAAAGGAGAAATAAAGATGGACATTACATATTGGACAAACGCGTTACTACCATTCTTAGGAGTTGTAGTTACAATTATTAGCTTTCTATACCTTGTAATAAGAAATTCCAAAAAGGATACTGCTGAAAAGCTAGATAAGATATCTACTAAACTTGATAAGCTTTCCACAGATATTATTGCTGAATCTAGAGATTTTCATGGAAGACTTTGTGCATTAGAAGCAAAATGCAAAAAGACCGGATAAGTAGATATTTATAAATAATTTACTACTTACCAATCTTTCTTTCACGAATACAAAAAGATAACATTATGTTATGATTGATGAAAAAGGGAGAATACTATGTTAGGATATATTGTAGCAATAGTAATAATAATAGGCATTCTTAGAAGCTCTTAATTATTCTTCTAAAATTCTATATTGTTTGTCGGAATCCAATTCTTCTGTCTTTTTTTCTAGCCTTTTAATTGCGGCAGCAGTCCCTCTTATCTCTTCCTTTGAAGCATTTTTTAATACATCAAAATAAGCTTTTCGATATCCAGGGTATTTTGATAATGCTTTTATAAATTGACCAGTTTGAGCAACGCCGGTTACTTGTGAACCTTTTGTTAAAAATTTAGGAAGAACTGTTTTTAATAAAAACGCGCTTATTCCAGATTCCTTAAAGTTTGTTTTCAAAAAATCATAAATCCGTTGCGTTTCGGCCATTCCGCCATGCAACTGATTCGCTTGTTTATATATCTTTTGAAATTCAGGGTTCTTATATTCTTTAATGGTATTATCAAATAAGCCCGCTACTTGATCAAGTTTTCTCCTAGCAGATTTAACCCCTGACCTTCCTAGATCTTTAGAAAATAGTGTTCCTCTAGCTTCATTTAGCTTCCTTTTCAATGACATTAGATCATCCACACCAATCTTACCATTTTTCGTTTCTTTTAATGCGTCTCTTAATTTTCTAATAGCCTCTTTATCTGAAGCCTCTATTCCACCAACTTTTAAGTCTCTTATCATTTTTTCTGCATTAGAAGTTAAATTTTTAGCATTAACAGTAGCGCCTTTAGCACTTTCGTTTGCCGAGCTATACAATTTATTTTTCATACTGTTTAGACCAGTACCAGTGAGCCTATGGGCAAGAAATGATGTACCTATTGTAGCAGCTGCTTGCGCCCATCCTGGCATTTCCATCTTCTCTGTAAACAAAGATACACCAGCTGGAGCAAAAGCACCTAATATGTTTCTTCCAATAGTCTTTGCTGCAGTACTTCCTTTTAATGGGCCACCAAGTCCAATTATTGACCCTAGGAACTCAAATCCTCTTTCAGCAAATTCTTCACCAAGATTTTCTGGATTAAATTCTTCACTTGCTAAATTCTCAAATACTTTTCCTACTTGATCTGATGTAGGAATTCCTTTAACACCATCTTCTACACCTACAAGTCCTTGAGCAAACTTAACTAAATCACCAGGAGTTCCTAGTATTCCCTTAGCAAGCCCTTTCATAGAAACACCAACAGGATGTCTTATCTTTTCTATAGTCTCTGCTTCAGGTGTATAGCCAAAAAACTTAAACTGTTTTGCTCTTTCTTCTTTTTCTTTTTGAAGTTCTTCTTCAGTTTTTTCTGGGGCTTTAAATTTAAGCATCTGGTCTAAATCAGGTCCACCTCTCCCCAACCCAAGAGATCCAAGAATAGAAGAAGTTACTACCTTTTTAGCAGCTCCAGGAAAATCAAATCCTTCTTGAGGAGTTTCTTCTACAATCCTAAATTTTGCTTTTGGTTGTTGTATCTCTTCTTCAGGTGTTTCTTCAACTATTCTAAATGGCATTAGAGTTTCCTCCACTTTTTTCCATCACTTTTATATTTATTGCCTTTGTCGTCCTCTATTACTGCACCTGAATAATCTTTAGGAGAAGGCATAGATTTAAATTCTCTTGTCTCTGGTGCAATTTTCTTTCCAATTTGTTGAGAAGGGCCAGCTTCAAATCTTTTTGACAAAGCATCTAACTGAGGAGATATATTTTCTATAACAGTTTCCTCTAAATCAATTGGTAATCGTTCCCCAGTTCTCAAACTCTCTTCTCTTAACCTTCTATATTCATTAAACATCATTTTTCTTGGCTCTAATAACATTTGCAAGTTGTCAATAACTCTATTTCTTCCTTCTTGTGAGTTTGTTAGAGTCGGAATAGTTTTTAAGAAATTCTCAACTTCAATTGCATTTATTCTTGCTCCAAAATAGGTACGAATGTTTTTAAGCATATCCTTTGACAATTTATCGAATTCTTCAGAATTAGGATCATTCAAAACTCCAAGAGGAATTCCCATTTTATCTAATAAGAACTTTGTTCCTGGTGCAGTTAACTTTCCTCCAGCATTTAACTCTCTCATTTTATTTAAACGCATATCACTTTCTAATGCTTCTTTATAGTTCGAAGTAACTTCTTTTCTAAAATCTTTGCTTTGAGTGTATTCCCATTCTGAGGTTCTTTCCTTCTGAAATTTTTCTTTTTGCTCAAGTTCTTTTGCTCTTAATGCTGTTTGTAGTTGTTGATATTCTGTAATCGGTTGCGTCGCTTGTTGTCCTGCTAATAAATTTTGAAGTCCTGCTTGCATTCCTGTTTGCAGACCTCCGCCTATTCCAGTTCCTAAAGCTTCAAGAAGCCCTGGTTGCTGTATTTCTACTGATTCTGGCAATGTAATACCCATTTTATCCTCCAAATAAACGACCGAATAAGCCACCAATGCCCATTCCTAAACCGCTTCCTATTCCACTTCCAAGTCCGCCAACTATTGGTGCTAATGCCCCTTGCGATCCTGGTATTTGTTGATAATCAAATGTTTTAGCACCTAATCCTTGTCCTAGTAGGCCGCCTAGTTGACCTAATGCTCCAGACTGTAATTGAGCTCTTTGCATAGCTAATCTTTCAGCTAAATTTGCTCCTGCACCGCCTAATGCTTGTTGAAAAGCTGATGAAGATTGTGCTCCAGCTCCCATTCCTGCAAATTGTTCTGCAAGCTGAGGTACTATCTCTTGTTGAAATTGACTAATAGCTGGTTTTTCATATGCACTAACATCTCCACCTAGAATTCTTCCTAGATTTCCTAGACCTTGTTGTAATGGACCACCTAATCCACCTAAAAGTTGTCCTAATAACTTTTGCTGTTCTTCTGACATTGTAGGCATAGCTCTAATCTCACCTGACTTACCAAATAAGCTTTCGTATATTCCTGGCATAACTACCTCTTTCTTTTTACATAAGAGTAAAATATTTTATTGATTATATAGCAATTAGTTTTTCAAGTATTCTACTACGATCCAACCAGATGTAATATTAGGAGCTGTAGCCCCATTGATAATTACTATATTTGTTGCTGTTATATTTACTTCTATCTGCTGAGTTACAACTGTAGCTGAGGCATAAGGAATAGGACGGTAATCAACTACTGCTGTAGTACAAGCCCCATATATATGTGTAAATTCTGTGAAGCCCGTTATAGTATGAGCGATATTCAAAGTAGCTCCAGCTGCAATCGCTCCAAAATTAAACACTTTTCTATATGTATATTTTTTTTCTTGAGGAGTTGCTCCAGGAAATTGCTGGCCAGTCAACTGTTCTATAGTTTCGTAAGACCCGACTTGCTTTCTATTAACTTCTCTTAATATTTCTTCAAGCCTAGTCTTTAGATAGGTTATCTGCTGTTTATCATCATCTGGTATATTTACTGTTTCTGGTAAGTATGTTCCAATAGAATTATTAGGACCAAAGGTCATGCAAAGGCTCCTTTTTGTCCAGCTGGAGATACTTGTATATTTATTGCATTCAGTTCAATGTTTTGCGTATTTATTGAACTATTATAAATTTGTTGGTCAGTATAATTAAGTTCAAATTGTATATAATTCGCTATCATATTTGAATATACTCGTTGCCAAAATTTTCTAGCTGCTACAGGAGGACTTGGTTGATCAGCTGTATCAACAGAAAAGCTAGCCATAGGTGTGTCAACATTTTGATCAATGTATACATCTAAATTTATTTCTCCTGAATTCGTTGTGTTTAATAAGAATTCTATTATTCCTATTCTTACTTGTGAATCATTTCCAACAAATTGGTTGAACTGTTTAGTTAAGATTTTAAAGTTATCTATTAATGTTATATATCCCAAACCAACATATGCACCAAAGCCTGTAGAATTAACATCGTCTCTTCCACCAGCAGCATTTAATGTCTGTATTTCGAAAGTGTTTACAGTAGCGTTAGCTACAAAGTAAATATTGTCATTTAGCTCTGTCATTCCTAGAACATCTGTAATCTCTATGCACTGATTGTCCTGTAAGTTGTGGTTAGGAGCTGTAATTACCGCAGGATTAGCTTGCGTTACTCCTGAAATATATAACGAAGTACTATTATTTAATTTTCCTTGTTCTATCTCAGAAACAATACCAACTTGATTACCTCCTACTATTGTTGGATATCCAGCTTGAACTTGTCCTGAAGACCAAGTAAAGTCAGCATTTGACCACTCATATCCTTGAGCACCTGCAGCAGCCCAAGTCAAGTCATTTGCTGGTTGATAATATCCTAAGCAAGTGAAATGTCCGTCAAATGTAGAAAATGCATTTTCTATATAATTATATGCGATCAATGAATCTGGAAAAACTTTTGGATATGCAGTTGTATCTAAACTTCCAGTTGGGAATGTCCAGTAAACCATCTGTTCATTAAAATCTCTTATTCCATGTACTCGCTTCTGGCCATCCTGCTCATTGTGTATTTTTTGTATTTGTGTAGGGATTTTTCCATCTATTCTCTCTACACCATTAGAATTAGCTGCAGTTATTCCTCTAAATCCAGTTTGTATTGTTACATCATCAAAAGACACTGATGAAAAAGTTGATTCGCATCCTAATTCTGTATTCACTCTTTCCCATATGAAGGGCAATGTTTCGTTTCCAGTATATTTAAGTATCCATGTTGATCTTTCAAATCCTACAACAAGTGTATCCTTAATAAATTGAGCTGTTATTATTCTTTCTGATGTCGGTGCATCTATAAAACCCCCAGAACCAACTGCATCATCTATCCAGTTAGTAACAGTAGTCGGATCACCATTTGCGCTCCATCGTGCTCTTGATTGATAATTTATTGTTGTACCAGCACCTGTATCTCGTTCTGTAGTGTTTAGACATACTAGTCTGTTCCTATAAGATATAATAATTCTACAAGTCCAAAGAAAACGTGTGCCTCCTCCTGTATCCAATTGCGGTATAACAGTAGTCCAACCACCTGCTCCTCCACCCGCGTAATATCTAATTCTATCTGCCGCCACATTGTTAGTTACCCATAAAAGGTTTGTTGCTCCTGTTCTCCAATAATTCCAAGTCCAAAAGAAATCTGAATCTGTTCCTGTCCATCCAGTAGCTGGAGAAATCAAATTAAATGTAGATGTAGCTGCATTATACGCATAAGCATCCTGTTCATCAAAAGCTACTAACTCTTCTCTGTTAACTGCAATTAATTCTCTATTTGATAGACCCATTACTGAAAGGCCTTTTGCATAAGTAAAATCTATCGTAACTGCTGACGCTGCTCCGGCTGGATGATTTAAACTTATTGCACCTGTCGTATAATCTATCGTTCCTGTATTTGCTCCAGAATTTATAGTGCCATCAGGAGTTGCTGGCTCAGTATAAACTAAAGGTCCTACAGGAGCTGCAATATTTATAGTAACACTACCAGGGATAATTATTCCTGTAAGAGCCAACACGGTAAATATATTAGCAACAAAGGGGGAAGCTCCTGTATTTCCTAACGCTTGAGCTGTTAATGGTATTGTTAA